GCAAGCTTCCAGCAGAAGTGTTGCGCATCGTTGAAGGAAAGAGGAAATGAGCCGGCGTAGAAAATCTCGAAGACGACGACGATCCCCAGCCTGGCAGCGTAAAGAAGGCAAAAACCCCAAGGGTGGCCTAAACGCTAAAGGCAGAGCTAGCTACAACCGGGCAACCGGCGGCAAACTTCGGCCTCCCGCTCCAAAGCCTAAAACCAAAAAAGACGCCGCTCGTAGACGCAGTTTCTGCGCTCGCATGAAGGGCATGAAGAAAAAACTAACCAGCGCCAAAACTAGGCGTGATCCAAACAGCAGAATCAATAAATCTCTGCGGGCTTGGAACTGCTAATGCACAAACGTAAAAGAAACTACCGCCGTGAATACGACACTTACCACAGCAAAAGAAAACAAAAGAAGAACCGGGCAAAACGCAATACGGCCAGGCGTCGCTCGGGTCTAAAGGTTGGCGACCCTAGAGAGGTTGACCACAAAAAACCATTGAGCAAGGGCGGTAGCAACGGCAAAAGGAACCTGCGAGTAGTGTCTCGCCGAACGAACCGTCGCAAGGGGGCTCGATAATGCAAACAGTAGAAACTGAAGTTGTTCGTAATCAAACTCGCCTTGATGGCGTTGACGCTCGACTAAAAAAAATCGAAAATAAACTCGATAAGTTGATCTGGATTGTCGCCCCGGCTATGGGAGTGATGAGTGTTCTTGGCCCGTACATTACAGCAAACTTGATGAAATAATGGACTCCTCACAGATTCTAGAAATGGTTGCAGACTTTGGGGCGCTAGGCTTGGCCTCCGGAGCAATCTTTTGGCTGTATCTCAAAATGAGTCAAAGGCTAGATTTGCTAACCGACAACTTCCAAAAACAACTGCGAGAGCAGATGGAAGACTGCAATCGAAGAGAAGCAGAGGTTCGTGACCGCTTCATGGATGTCGTCAATAAATATGATCAAGAGCGCCTACAGTGGGTAACTCGATTAGAGTCTATTGAAAAAGAACTGCAAGATACCGAAGGTCTAATCAAAGAAGGCCTGGGTGAAATGCGTAATCACTACGCAAAAATTAGCGCTGTTATAGGCAAGGAAGTCTAATGCAGTTTGACTTAATGCACCTGCCTGATGACATTCCTATTGCAGTGCCAATAGAAAACGATGGTCAGATTGACTCAAGAACATTGCTAATTATGCGCAATGAAGCCTGGCGATTGCTTGAGCTTATAACCGGGAAAAAATCCTAATGGCTACAGCAACTAAACGTGACCCTAAAAAGTGGGCACGAGCAAAAGCTAAAGCACGAAGAAAGATGGGCGGCAAACACAGCGCCCGAGCCATGCAGCTTGCCGTAAAATATTACAAAGACATGGGTGGTAAATACTCAGGTAAAAAACCCACAAGCAAAAGCAATAGTCTCAAAAAATGGGGCAAGCAAAAATGGGGCTGGTCAAAAAAAGGTGGCAAGGGTGTTTACTTGCCTAAAAAGAAACGAGAAGCTCTAAAACGAACAGCGGCAGGGCGTAAGAGACTGGCGGCTGCGGAAAGAAAAAAAGCGGCAGCAACGCGCAAGGGCAAGCAATATTCAAGGCATGGTCTTGCAGCAGGTACATCAATGCGTCGTAAATCCAGAAAGCGGCGGACAACTAGAAGGAGGCGTAATGCCCGTAGTTAATGGTAAAAAATTTCCTTACACAAAAAAAGGTAAGGAACAGGCCAAAAAAGCAATGAAAAAAAAGAACGGCACAAAAAAACCAGCAAAAAAAGCAGGTCGTAAAGCGCCGATGAAACGAGGCAGGCGCTAAGTTGCCCAGAAAACGCAAAACAGCGTTATCTGAGTATCAAAAAGCCTATATTAAACATTGCCAGGAAGATTTTTTCTTCTTTTGTGAGCATGAACTAAAAATTGTGCTTAAGTCTGGGCTTCTGGCCCCGCTTATACCTAACGATGCGCAGAAAATTGTCCTTGAGTACATCCTCGACAAGGGGTTGAACCGCCTGGCTATACTTAAAGCCCGGCAAATGGGCATATCAACGTTTATTGCTGGCTTTTTCTTTTGGCGGACCCTGTTTGCAGAGAACACAAAGTGCATTGTGCTTGCTCATGACGCTGAAGCGGCAGCAAAACTCTTTAAAATCTACCAAACCTACTACGAAAATCTAACTGAGTGGGTCAAAGAGGAGTTTCCGCTCAAGCACTCGACCAAAAAAGAGCTAGTTTTTGCTAAACACACCGGTTTTATTACGATTGCTACGGCAAACAGCCCTGACAAACTCCGTGGCTCGACTGTGCAGTACCTACATTGCTCCGAAGTAGCGTTTTGGGACAAACAAAAGGAAGTTTTTACGGCTGCTATGCAGGCTTTAACCGACCGAGGCTGCGCATTTGTTGAAACAACCGCTAACAGCTTCAACTACTTCTACCATTGGTGGCGTACAGAGAACGGTTACTACAAACTGTTCCTGCCTTGGTTTACTTTTCGTGATTACCAGATCATGCGTGACGAACAACACGGCATGTATACAGATCGCAAAGGCGATTACATTGAATACTCTGATCGTGAAATAGAAACACTCGAACGCACACTAACCAACGACGAAGCGGAGTACGTCAACAAGTACAGACTTAGCCCTTCGCAGGTTAGTTGGATGAAATGGGCATTAGAAAACAAGTGCGATGGTGACTGGCGTACGTTTGACCAAGAGTATCCCGGAGCACCAAGCGATGCGTTCTTGTCGTCTGGTGATTCGTTCTTTGAAGAACAGTATGAGCCTGTAGAAACTAGCGAAACAGAATGTATTATTGAAAAACCAGTGCTTGGTTGCACCTATGTTATGGGCATTGACGTAGCGTCAGGCTCTAGCGATGGTGATTATTCGGCAGCAATGGTTATCGATGTCACATCAAAAGCTGAATACAGACCAGTAGCCTGGATCTATAAAAAATGCCCAGTTCATCAGTTCGCAAAAGAGGCAAACGCACTTGGCCGACAGTACAACAACGCATTGGCTGTAATCGAAGTGAACAATGCAGGCGTGTCTGTGCAAGAAGACTTTTATTTAGATGAATACCCACGCCTCTACAGGCGTTATCAGTATGACAAAATGGCAGAGCGCTATGTCGAAAAGCTTGGGTTTTGGACGGATGCTACTAAGCGTAACCTGATTCTTAACAGGCTGCGCAAACTTGTAAGCCATAAAAAATTAAAAGACCTACCGCCTGTGCTGACCAATGAAATGTCATCTTTTGTTTATGACAAAAACGGCAAGCCTGATCACAGCGCTGGTTGTCACTCAGATATGATCTTTGCAACAGCCTTAGCTCTTGAGGGCTTAGATCAAATTGGCGAAATGAGGATGCAGATTTTCAAGGAGTTTCACCCGCAAACGCCTGAAGATATAGTTCGTTTTGAATCAAAAACTGGATTGGCCTGGCGCACATTAGAACCGCTCGGTCAAAGTAAGTACAATGTGTCTAAGCAACCATCAGTGTTGGGGGACAACCTTGACTTTTAGCAAAAAATATCTCTAATGCTTAACTAAAGGTGGCTCGCCAGCCTACGATTGGCGTGTATTTCCGCTAAGCCAGGAGCGACATCATGGCATTTCCATCTCTTGCTGAGATTCAAAAGAAAGTAGCCGTAAAACAAGAAACGGAATCGGCACCCGCTAATGAATCAACAGCACCGGCACCTGAACCTACTGCAAACGAAACCGTAGAGGGGCAAACGACAGAAGCATCACCGGAGGCGGAAGCGCAGCCGACTCCAGAACCAACTCAGGAACAAGAAGCGCAACCTGAGTCAGGGGAAAGTGAGCCTGATCGTATTCCATACGGCCGATTTAAAGACAAAGTAGATCAGGTCAACACGCTTAAAGAGACGAATGAGTTGTTACTTAAGCAACTCGAAGCTCTTAAACAGCAGCCCGGAGAAGAGATACAGCCGGAACCTGAACCGGCAGACCCGTTGTTGGAGCGGTTAGACTCACTAGATGAGTACGCTGATTCTGACATGGTGTCCGTCATGAAGGATATGGCTGCTGAGTTGAAGACGTTACGAGCGCAAGCAAGTACGTCAGAGCAGAGCGTCAACCAGATGCGTGTACAAGAACGGGTTCAAAAAATTGAATCTGAGATTGAGCAAGTAACTGGAACCATTGGCGTGCATGATGCAAAAGCTGCAAGAATATTTATTCTTCAGAGTTTGTCTCAAGATCCAAACCTGAAGGTCAATGATTTGGCTGACAGTTTTAAGTCATGGGAACAACAACAAGAAGATTTAATCTTGAAGCGACTAGGTATGAGCCGACCTGCTGAGAAAGCTCCTAAGCAGGAAAGTGCAGCACCTGACACACCTCCTCGACCTAGCCATGCTGGGTCGTCTTCACCAAAAGAGTTATCTGAACCCAAAAAAGGAATAACTCTAAAAGAACTTAGAAAAACTATTGGTGCCGGAAGGCGTCGATAACAGGAAAAGAAAATGTCTGCTAAATTAAGCACGATTAGTAAGCTCCTCAAGGAGCAGTATGAAGGCCCGATTCGCGAGCAGTTGAATCAAGAAGCCCTCATTTATCGCCTCTTTGCCGAAGGTCCGCACGAGTGGTCCGGCGACAAAGTTATTATTCCTCTTCACACTGGTCGTAACGACGGTATTGCTTATTTGACGGAAAGCACTGGTGCCCCTGCTGCATTTGTTGCTGTTCCTGAAGCTGGCAACCAAAGCTACTTGGACCTCGCTGTTGATGCGAAGTACCTGTACTCATCGTTCCAAGTTACTGGCCAAGCAGAAGCTAAAGCGCCAGGTGCTGGTGGTGGATCTGAAGCCGCCTTTGTCGGTGCAATGTACTCCGAAATGCGTGGCATGGAAAAAGATGTGCGCAACTCGATGAACAAAGACATGTTCACGGGTCAGGGCTTCCACGGTTTCTTAGTTGATAATCAAGGCGCTGCTGCTAAAGTGGGACGGCGCGTGTCTGGTGCAAATCATCTTGTAGATCTTGCATACTACCAAGCATTTCAAGTCCCTGCTGACGATACCAAAGACTGGAAGTCGCTCGACGACGGTGCTGGTAACAACATCTTTCAGGTTGGAAAATCTGGCGGTGGTGCTGCGGCTGCGGGCTCAATTGACACCGCTGCTGGTACTGTAACCTTGGGCTCTACTGCTGGTAATGGTATTGATGCGAGTGGCGTTGGTGCTACTGAGTTAGTTGTGTTGGTGCGTGTTACCAATTTTGGTAACGGTGCTCGACCGCAGGTTAACGAAATCAACGGCCTAAACTGTTTGGCTTTTGGTCTTGCTGCTGATGATTGCTACGGCAATGCTCGCGACGCAAAAAACAACACCATTTTGCGTGGTTTTGGTTTTAAAACAGACCAAGCTGCTGCTGCTGCTGGTGGTTTGAGCAGCGGGCAACCGCTTACGCTTGAAGACATGCAGTTGGTTGTTGATGCAATCGCAGAGCGCTGTGAAGAAGATGTTGACACAATCATCATGCATCGCTTCACTCGTGCTCAGTATCGCAACCTTGCTCAAGAAAACATTCGTTACATGCCTGGTGAAACGAGTGGCGACCTTGGGCATCGTCCTGGCGATCTGGCGTTTGAAGACATGCCGATCACGGTCAGCAAAGATGTGCCGTTTGGCGTCATCTACTTCTTGGTGCGTGACACCATCAACACCTACACCCTACGTCCGGGTGGGTTCCAAGAGTTCACCGATGGTGGTGACATTGTTACCCAGAAGCGTGATCAGGTATCTGGCCGTTTGACTGACGTTCGTGAAGGTTTCTGGAAGCAGTATTACAATATGGTTTCCGAGCTTCCACGCGCCATTGGCGTGATGGCTGGGATTGAATATAAGCGAGCATAATAGCTTACGCTTGATCCCGAGGCCCTCGGTGGGTAGAGTTGCAAGGGCTCTACCTGCCGGGGGCTTTTTTATGTCGCTATTTTTAGAACTTTGTATTGCCGTGGCGATGTTAGCGCTGGGTTTTTATGTAGCAGCTTTAGGCTGCATTGCTATTTTAGCGCATAAAGCCAAAACAGCGATGAGTCAGCCAACCAAAGAGCAATACCCTACATATATTTCTGGTGAGGATCTGCTGTAATGGCTCGAAAAAAGAACAAATATGCAGATGAAGCTGGGCGCATCGGCGAATTAAAATACGAAACAGAGCGCTGGCTGTACGGAGAAATCCGAGTCTGGGATATTTGCCGGCGATTTATCGATGGCTTGCAATACGGCAGATACAAAGATCAACAGCATGGCGGGACTTGGGTCACAGAACCTTCTGAGCCAGGTGTTAGCCGTGTTACTGTAAACCTGCTATTGCCAATCTACAATCGACTGCAATCTATGCTGTCAGTAACAGTGCCCTACATTGGTGTTCGCCCTGCAAGCATGACTACGGCGGACATGATCAAAGCAAAGACTGATTCCGCTATGATTCAGTATCTTTGGGAAACGTGTAAAATACCCGAAGTGTTTAGACACGCCCAGCGTTGGCAGATCGTGTGTGGCAATGTGTTTATTCACACTTATTTCGATATGGAAAAGGATCAAATTACTGCTGAGGTCGTACCGCCGTATGATGTCTTTTGTCAGCGAAGTGTTGATTGCATCCATAAATCAGAGTGGTTAATCAAACGATCTTATTTATATGGAAGTGCTATTGAGCGACTGTACCCAAAAGTTGATCTTAGCGAAGTAGATACGGTTGTTACTAAGCTTGGTGATGATCGCATTAACTTTACCTACGCTACAGAAACGGCAGACGATCAGGATCGCTACGAGGTTCTTGAATACTGGAGCCGTGAGCACAACAAACACTGCATTGTTATTGGTAATCAAATCGCCTGGGAGGCAAAGAACTGGGATGGTAGTCAAAAGTTTCCCATCGTCCATATTAGATTCCATCAACTGCCAGGTCGTTTGCATGGCAAAGGAGCAATTGCACCGCTTCTCCAAGTACAAAAAGAATACAATGCGCAGCGTTCGGCAATCATTACTAACATCCGTCGCATGGGTAATTTGCAGTGGATTATTGCTAATAATAGTGGTGTCGATACAGTCACCAACGAACCGGGTGCGGTTATTCGATATAACCCAGCTTCCATCGCTCCTAAGCAACTTCCTCTAAATCCGCTGCCAGGCTATGTGCTCGACAATGTAAATCGTAGCCATAGTGAGATGCTTGACCTGGCAGGTATTCACGGTACGTCATTAGGTAAAAGGGTTAGCGGCGTAGAGTCAGGAAAAGCAATCAATGCTTTGGTTGCTCAAGACACCTCTCAGTTGCAATCAGTTCTAGATGGGATTGAAAAAGCGGCACGAGAAATGTCTGTTGAGATGATCAAGCTTGCCAAACAGCACTATACTAAATCTCGTATGATTCGAGTGTTTAGGCAAGACGGCGGTATGTTCTTTAAGATGATCAAGGGAACAGACCTTAGTGATGACCCTGATGTGTTCTTCGAGGCCGGGTCATTGTTCAAGTCACACATCAAAGAACGAGAGCAAAGAGCAATTCAGCTTGCTCAAATGGGCCTCCTTACACCTGAAGAAGCACGCAAAGCCGTTAACTTCTTCGGTCAAGACCCAATGATTCATCAGTCTGTTCGTAACTACAATTACGCACTCGACATATTAGAAGCTGCTCTCGAAGGTAATGAAGTCGTTGTGTTGCGCACCGATCCAATCATTGAGATTGCCGAGGTGTTCCAAGAGTACACAACAAGCGAAGAGTTCCAAGACTTGCCGCTTGATATCCAAGAGAACGTACAAGGTATTCTTATTGCGGTAGCAGCGCAGGGCAATCCGCAAGTGGTGCAACAACTCAGTCAGCCAGTATATCCTGTGCAGCAACCACAACCCCAGCCGGGTATGGGAATGAATCAAGGAGCAATAGCAGGAGCCCCGCAGCAAGGCGGCACACCTGAAGGCGCTGCGCAGAGAACAGAAAATCAAGAACTAGCTCGAACCTATGAGGGGTTTGATGCACGGGCTGGAGGTGGAATGTGAGTCAGGGATTAAAAATACCAGAGGCTCATGATTTATTTCGTGACTATGTTGATGATCCTGACGCTACGTTTATTACAACGGCACAAGTTCAACGATATTTAGAGTTTGGGCTTGATCAGTGGCGACAGATTATTAGGGAGTCAAACCCTCATATTTACGGTGCCATTTGCGAGTTTAGCACCGGGGTTGCAGCCGACAGCAGTTACCCGGCTCAAGCTGACGCCGTTAAACCCTACAGACACAGCCTAGATTTAAATTCCAATTTACTGCGTAGCTCACTAGCTAACGGCAACCAGAAAGCAGTCATGGGACCAAATGCTATCGCAGATTGGTATAACCCAGCAGGTTCTACTTTGGTGCATCCGCCAATTGATACAATTTTAGATTTGTACACTTGGAACCCTGACCAAAAAAACAGAATTGACCGTTTTCGTCAGGTTGATGGGGCAAAAGCTCAAGAGTTATCAATGTTTTCTTGGACATATTTTCTCGATGGAAATGTGTTATTTTTTAACAATACCCCACCAACTAATATGATTTTAGAGTTTTTGCCTGTGCCTCGTTACACGATGGATTACGCAAACACTAACCTGTACATTGAAGGTAATTTGTTGCCTCAGTTTCATGAGCTTGTCGTGCTGCTGGCAGCCAAACGATACATGATTAGAGATCAAAATGTGAACGAGTTGCTATTGCGTGAGATGGCGTCACAGGTTCAAATGATGACTGATTATCTTACCAAACGCAGGCTAATGGGATCGAATGATTCTGTTCTTATTAAGATGAGTTTCTAGCATGGCTATGAAGGTCCGACCCCAAAGAATAAATATTCTGCCTAAAGGCGGCATGGACTTACAATCCCCTGATGGCATCAAGTGGATGCGCAACATGTTTAGGCTGACTTCTGTTAGTCCTTTAGAAGTGCGTGCAGGGTTTGGACAAAGAGCGCAGATTGATACGTCTGTGACGATGCCGGCGGTAAACAGCAACAACGGTACACAAGGATATACAAAACACTTAGGCAGTTTTCTTTATCGGTCTCGTTTTGGAAACAGGCAGATACTGTCTTTGTTTGCTGTTAACGCAGGTATTAGTGATTCAACTAAAACAGACATGACGGGCACAGGTACTGCCGCTAAACATTACCTCACAATACATGGGGTAAGTGTAGCGGTTGTTTTTAGTATTTATGATCTTACAACAAACAATCATGCTGATTATTTAGTTCCGTTTAAGACTTCTGAGTTTGCTGACCGTGGTCGAGAATATCTTAGTTTGTTTGGGCATTTTGAGAGCCATCGAGATGCTGATTTTACAGGGTTTCGTTTTGAGTCATTAAGCTCTGTTAGTTTTGCACAGATTTCTGACTCTGTGTATTTTGCAAGTCCCGATATTGGAACATGGGTTTACAGAGGCATTGAAGTTCCAAACAAACGAAACAGACAACGAATTTGCAGCGATAATCCAGATCCGTCTATTTTTGCAGCCGACACCAGAACTTCTAACAACAACCACAACGGTTTTAGCGAGGGCTCTGTCGTAACGCCTGTTGTTCCAACGCCGGGTATTAATGGTAAAAATGTCGTGTATCTAGAGCGGGGAGATATGCCTCGAAGTGTAGGCATGGCTAACTTAGGTGGTCGTATTGCATATACAGCTAATAACGTTGTTTGGTTTAGCGATGTAAGCCAGCCTTCTTCGGTTATGGCCGTAAATTTTGCAGCCTTTGAAGCTGACGGTCAGACCACTGCTATTGGCAGCTTTAAAAACAACCTCTTTGTTTTCACGGATATAGAAGTAGTTGGCTTTACGTTACGGCCAGCAAACGCAGCGGGTAGTGTGGTTCCCGGTATTGTTGATGTTGTGCGGGCAGAAACAAGCAAAGAGGCTGGCTGTGTGTCTGCTCGGTCTTTTTGTGAGACACCGTATGGTCTTTGTTTCATATCAACTTGGGGCGTACATCTCGTTGCTAATGTAAATAAGATTATAACAATATCAGATCCTATTACTGCTCACTGGATGGAAGGCCTACTAGATCCTGCTTCCGAGTTTTACAGAAACTCTGGCAATGCTGGCGCTAGTTCTAACAGGCAAACACCTATTCGGTATTACCACGAAGGTGAGCCAACTGTTACCTACTCGGGCGTCGAAGACAAAATCCATATTTGTTATGATGATCATATTCTTTGTTATGATTTTGACAGCAAGGCGTGGGGTATCTGGCCTTTAGGCGGACGTGATCAAAACACCACAAACGCTATTTCTTATCTGCCGTCTTTTTCTGGCCTAACTATGTTGTCAGATCTAGATGGGGATTATTTGATTAGCGGGTTTCAGGATCTAAACCACACGTTGAATGACAACCCCTACAGTGAAAATCCATCGTATGTTATTGCAGAGCTTGGCTTGGGTGGCGGTTTAGACCGAAGCATAGAGAATGAAGACTCTCGTAAGTTTGGCGAAGGTCACTATGTATTGTTACAGCCAACCAATTCTTTTGCTGGCGGCACTGCTCCTGCGCTAATGGATCGGACAACAACGTATGCGCACAATGGCTGGACTCTATTTGTAGATCCTGTTGATGAATGGTTTGAAACAGGCACTGGCACAACCGATCGGGTAAAAAAGAAGAGTTACGACGTTAGCTTCTGGCGTTGTGAGAGCGCTCCTGATCCAAACAGTGCTTTGTCTTTTTCTTTGGAGTTACCCTCTGGAGCAGGCTGGACTTACGCAACTAGCGAAGTAGCAACTCATGCAGAGGCAGGCACTAAAGCTAATTACACCATTAGTTTAGCAGCAACGAATCGTCGTTTAAACGTAGTTACACCTAACCTTGGCGCTGGCGGATCAAGAGGCCCGGTTAGATTCCCAATGGTACACTGACGAAGTGAATGATCCTATTTTTACTTTGTATGCAGCCGAGGCTACCGAACCCGTTTCTGGTACAGTGTATGCCGTAAGAGCTATTGTATGGCAGGCTTCAGATCGTTTTCGTCATACTAATCAAAGATGGAACGCTGTGAGCACAGTGCCGGCTACCGGCGGCCAGAAAAACGCTACGCACTCATTTGACGGGGCTTCTGTTCACGAACGACCTGTGCAGTGGGCTATAACGACTGGTATGATTGGCAACAACGATGGCGTCAGAGCACGCCTAAGAGGCCTTAGAGCGTCTTTAGTGACTAGCGGGCCTGATACCCCTGTCTCAACTGATTACGACGGCCTCTACAACGCTGTGGTTGGGACTGATTACAAAATGCTTGCAGGTCAGCGTCAGGACAACACAGATCCTTATATTGCTAATCGAGAGATACGCAAAAAAGAAAGCATCAGAAATCGACTCAATGCAGGCAAAAGAACCTTTGGTTCAGACAGCGCTGCAAGCACGGCTAAGTGGTCAACAGGGACATCAGCAACTACTGACTATCTAGTTGATGAAGTTGAGGTTAACGAAATCGCTATTAGCACGCACGGCAAAGGCGATTCTTTTATGGCTATGGTGTACGGCACAGCGTCATCAGTTGCCTCAAAACTCAAAGTGCAAAAGCTGGTTGCAATACTGCAAACATTTAAAGGCAACAGAAGGAAAGGTCGATGAGTAAAAACATTATCGATGATGTGCCTGTTGCAGTAGCAGTTGGGCCAATACTTCGTCCGGGCGATTCTTTTTTAGAAGAAAACAACCGAAACAATGGGACAAGACTTGTTAGCGGAAACCACGAAGTTATCTCGCTTGAAAAACCGGCGACAACAATTTCGTCGGATCCTGATGCTGTGGTTACTAAGCAAACATCGGCAGACTCATCCTCAATTATATATGGCGCTACTTACGAGTGCGACGGCGACCAGCCAGCAGCCCTTATTAAGGCTACCGGAAGCATCATTTTTGTAGGCTGCCATTTTGTGAAAGACGCAAACACGCAAGAGGCGACAAGTAGTTATGTGCAAATCGAAAGTGGCGGGGCTGCCTTGTTTGTAGGTTGTTACTTTCATAATGTGCAAGCAGCGGGTTTTACAGTAAACAATGCAGGCGGCGCAACGAAAGTAAAGCTCGTAGGTTGTTTTATACAAACAGGTAGGCCTGACAATAATACGACCCGAACAGGGGAAGTTTTACTATGAGCAATCGAGTTATTACAGATGAGCAGTTTGCTGCTGGCGGCACGATTGATGGAAGTCGAATCCAGACAGCGCTAGATGATGTTGAGCAGTTTATTAACAACGTGCCTCTGTCTGCCATCAAGCAAAAGTATGCTTTAAACTACATGACATTTACTTATCTTGGTGCTGACGCTCCTGCTGCCGGGATGCCAGCTACCATTGGCGGCACTCGGATAAATCCTTTTTTACAACATGAGGACTACCCTCGTGTAAAAGGTTTAAAGCGTAGCAGTCTTACTCAGCCTTATCCGGCAGACTATGAAAACTCTGCTGATCCTTATGTTTTTACTGTTTCTACAATGTTTCCAAAACCTGTTATTTTAGATTCTGTCTGTCTTTGGATTAACGGCATTGGAGTAGATAACGGTGGTGGGTCTTCTGGCCAGGAGCACGGGCTGCCTATGAAAGATGGTGCAGGTAATAGCTTTCAAAGAATCCGTGTTATTATTGATACGGATGATGCTGTTGCTGCTGAAGACAGATCTCTTAATAGCAAAGAGTTTGTCCTACAGGATTTTCAAGAGCGTTTTCACGCAGGCACTTTTAAAAGCGCTGCAAGTGATATGCTCCCGCAAAGTTCGAGAAATGCAGATGTATGGGGATCAGAGGTTGGTTTTGCTGGCAAAACATGGACAGCCAATCCAATGTCTCTTTATTTACTAAAAAAAGATATTAACCTGCCTTTTTATCAAGGGTCTAGAGTTAGGTTTCGGTTGGTTGTTTATCAATCAACAACAGCTACGACCCCACTGAGCGAAAGAACGCCTGAAAATATTACCTTTACGATTGCGTACAAGGAGGCGCTACAAAGTGGCTAAAGTAAATTTTAACAAATTAACTAGAGGCCAGCCGCTTACGCCAGGTATGGTTTGGGACAACCTAACTCAAGCAGCCACAGCTTTAAGTGGTAATATTTCTAAAGACCAACGAACAGAAAATAGGTCTGTTTTTTCTATGGTTTTGCACCGTGTGCGTCATTCAGATGCTATCTGGAATGGATACACAAAAAACCCATGGGGCAACCTGCGACCAGAACAATTTATATTTAAACTGCCACCTTGGCAGGAGTTTTTTGATACCGATTTTTTTTCAAATGCAAACACTCCTGAAATCGTATTGGAATCAATTAGCATTTCGTTTGACTGCATGAATCAAAACAAACCCATTCGGCTTGATAATGGGCTGCCAAGCACGTCAACCTCAGACACGTTTGAATCTCCACTTGAGGTGACAATTGAAGCTGGTCGTAGTGGTGGTAAAGCCGTCATTCCTAATCAGACACTAAATCTTACTAACGAAAAAATAGTTAACCGACCCAATCCTGCTCTAACCGCTAATATTGGGGCAAACATTGGTGCTTATGATTTGCTTTCTATTATAATCGAAAGTCCAATCGATATTGATTATAGCACTTTGCCGGCGCAAGCCGTGGGCGCTGTTACAGGGATTGATAACCTTGTTGTTCATGCTCGCTTTAGCGCTCCGATTGTACAAAGAGATAATGCAACTTACAGCGTAAGGCCTCAAAATGTGCCGCTCAGTCATGAGTGTGCACGATCTTTTGCTGCAAAT